TTTTTTGACTCAGGATCGGCACAATCTAAAATCCAAAAAGATTTTGAAGCTAAAAAGTATGACACAGACAAAAAAACTTCTGTTCAATACAAATTAGGTATGAACAAAAACAAGCTTGAGGCAGATGTTAAAGAAACAATAGGTTTAGATAAAAACGAAAAAGTTTTTGAAATAACAAAATACAAATTTGATAACAGAGATATAAGCATAGCCGTTGGCAAAGACAAACAAGTATTTCTTGATAAAGCTACTGGCAAAAAACTTGGCATTCCACCACAAACAATTAACGGCGAAGAAGTTTATGTCTTAGACGGCAAGCAATCTCCTAATAAAGTAGTCGTAAAAGTTGGTAAATCTGATGTTTATTTAAACAAAGAAACAGCTGACGCTTTAGGCGTGCCAAAGAATACCGATGGCAAATATGTAATTAAGGGCAAAGGATTTGCTGATGGATCAGGTGGTGGATCAGGTGGATCAGGTGGCAAATCAGGAATGAAACCGACCGATGTAAAAAACACTTTAGCTAACCTTAAAACAACATACGAGCAGTTTACTAACTACATAGAAAACTTACCACAAGCAGTTGTAGGTAACGTTGAAAAAGAAATTATAAATATGATGAAAAAAGATATGGACGATGGAATTTCCAGAGATCAAGCTTTTATTAATAATGCAAGAGGTGTTGTATCGCAAGGAGCAACACTTATAGATTCTCCTATAGTTGGCAAAGATCTTTATGCACCAACGTTTTTTGTAAATTATTTTAAACGAAGTAATGCGACAATCGACCAAATAACAAAACAGTTTGTTAAGCTTGGCTATAACAAAAATCAGGCACAAGCTATAGCTGAATTTATTAAACTGAGTGATTAAGATGGATTTTGATTTTCGCCCAAGTCAAAACAAAGAGTTTGAAACTGAAATTGAAACAGATGATGGTTTTGATTTTAGACCATCGCAATTTGATTTTAGCGAAGAGCCTAAAGCAGTAGTGCCTAACAACGTTGTAAATCAAACTATTGAGCCAAACCCAATGCAACAGAGTTTTGGCAACACTTTAAAAAACATGGAGCAAAACGATCAGCGAGGTATGTTTGAGCCAAAGCCAGTAATTGATAATGCTGGCTTTCCAATAGATGTAAACAGACCAATAGTATTTGACGATCAAGGTAATGCACAAACAGAAATGGGAATGACTATTGATGCAGCTGAATTAGGCTATCCATTTAATCCAGGGCAAAGATTTGTAAACATACCTACAGTCATCGATGGCGTGCCAATGTCAGGCGATGCTGCATTACAATTAACTAAAGAAAAAATAAAAAACAATACTTTAGACGCATCACAATTTCCAATGTTTGACTCAGCTGAAAAAGCTACAGCTGGTTCAATAGATAGATCAAACAAGATTGCTGAAATACGAAAAGACGATATTAAAAAAGCTACAAAGAAAAACAAAGTTCAAAACGAAGTAAAAAGACTAACAAGCCTTTATGGTAAGCCGACAGTAGGACAAGAAAATTTAAATATAAATCCAAAACAATCATTAGTTACTGGCGATTTTAATAATTTTAAAATGCAGTTTCCAATGGGAGAAATACCTATTGATAACGAAACAGCAATAAAATTAATAGCTGATAGTAATGTAAGTATGGGAGATGATTCTAATTTAACAAACAATGCAATAGTTAGAGGCTTTATTAGAGCAAACAAAGCAATGGCTTTGTTAGCGTCTAATTTAGGTATGCAAAATCAAACTGAGGCAATAAAGTTTATTGCTGAACTAAATAGAATATCGCCAAACCAACCTAAAGAAGTTGCTGATGGATTAAAACAAATTGTTGAAGCAAAAGGTTGGAAAAACATACTTACAGCAATTAAAAATAATCCAAGTGCTGTTTTATCTGTAGTAGGCGAATCCTTGCCAATGTCTTTGTCTAGTTTAGCTACATTTATAGCTGGAACGACAGTAACTGGTAATCCTTTAGTTGGTGCTGGTGCTGGTGGTATAGTTACATTTGGAAACATTTATTCAGATACAATATTAGATGAATTGCAAAAATCAGGCGTTAATATGCAAGACGATAAAGCTATTGAGGCCATGCTTTCTGACCCTGAATTTTACGCAAGGGCAAGAAAATCAGCTATTGCTTATGGAATGCCTATAGCTGTATTTGATGCTTTGTCTATGGGATTAGCTGGTAAACTTGTATCTCCAGCAATAAAAAGTGGAGCATCGACACCAAAGATAGCTGCTTTGTCTGCTGCTGAATTAGCTAATCAAGGATTTTTAGGAAGTGCTGGCGAGTTTGGTGGGCAATTCACACAAAGTATTTTTGGTTTGCGTGATGAAATAAATGCTGGAGAAATTGCGTTAGAATTTTTTGCTGAATTGCCGTTAGGGTCAATTGAAGTTGCTACAAACGTAGGCACATCAATAAGAAACAATCAGGCAGATGCAGAGTTTGATAGCGAGTTTGACAAGGCAAGCCAAGGCATAGCTTTAGATACAGCTATTAACAATCTTAGTCCTGATAACGCACAGTTAAATGTTATTCCTGATAATGTAGACGATATTGATTATAGATCAGGATTGCAAGAATCTCAGACTGTAGACTCACAGTCCTCCGTGGTTGCTCAGTCTGAGAACCAAACAACAGAAACACCAGTTGTAGAAACACCAGTTGTAGAAACACCAGTTGTAGAAACACCAGTTGTAGAAACACCAAAGCCAAGACCTGAAACTATTAAGATTGATCCTGAACCAAAGCCAGTAGAAACCACAGAAGTTGAAGAGTTACAAACAAAAGATACTAGCAAGCAAGTAAATGTTATTGGCGATTTTAGTGGTAAGTTTGAAAAGATACGAACACCAGGATCAGAGAAAGAATTAGATGTAGCTTACCTTGTTGTAGATGCTAATAAGCTAAAGCAAGCTAGTGGCGATTTTCAGCCAAGGGATAGAACAACTAAAGAATCCGATTTAGGAGTGATAGATAGAGCAAGCAAGCTAGACCCAAAATCATTATTAGAAGCACCTACTACAGATACTGGTGCTCCGTTAATAAGTAAAAACGGAACAATTATCTCAGGCAATGGCAGAGTGTTAAGCCTTAAAAAAGCAAAGGCAGATTATCCAGAGCAATGGAATAAATACATAACATCGCTAGACGAATATACTGGCGAAAAATTTAGTGCTAGATCTGATGAAATGCCAATACTTGTTCGTGTGTTGTATAACGATATTTCTAATAAAGAAGTTATTGAAATTGCAAGCCTATCAAACAAAGATACAGTTGCATCAATGAATGCTGCCGAAAGGGCATCTGATGACGCAAAACAAATGGGATTGGATTTAATAAAACAATTCAGAGGTGGCAGTTTAACAACAAAAGAAAATAGAATTTTTGTAAACGAATTTATAAATAAAGTTGTTAGCGACAATCAAAAATCAGAAATGACGTTAGATGGCGAATTAACTGAAGCTGGCGACAGAAGAATTAGAAACGCCATTTTAGCGTCAGCATATGATAATAAAAACATTCTTAATAAAATGTTAGTACAAAAAGACGTCAATGTTAAAGCATTAAGAAACGCCATGACAGAAACTGCTGCAAAATATGCACAATTGAAAGCAGATATTGTAGATGGCAAGGTTAGTAATAAGTTTGACATAACGCCACAAATTTTAGAAATGGTATCAATAATTTCAAAAGCAAGAGATGAAAATATTGCTGTATCAGACATATTAAATCAAGGAGATATGTTATCAGGAGTTGCAGAAATTGATCCTATTGTTAAGATGTTGGTTAAAGGAGTATTTAACGAAAACTTAACAGTAGCAAAATCAGGAAAATTTATGACTGATTTTTTAAATGCTTACGTTGAGGAATCCAGCAAAAAACAAACTGGTGGAATGTTCGAAGACGATACCACAGTCGGAGAAGTTATAGAATTTGCAAGGAGGAAAGCAGATGGCCAAGAAGACCCAACCCTCTTCGAGAGAGGCACAGACGGCAGCAGTCAACGCACTACTAAGAGTCGCCAACAAAAACAAAGAACCGATACTAAGAGAAGCAGCGTTAGAACTGAAGAAAGAATTGGAAAGCAAGAAGAGTTAAAAGATGCAACCATCGAGCCGAATAGGGAAACTGCCTCACGATCCGATATCACGGAGGCAATCATTGTCGAAAACAAAGAAAGCTACCAAAACCAAAGAGTCGAAAAGCCAGGAACGCTTGTTAACAAACTTGCAGAAAGAAACAAAACAGCCTTAATCTTTTCTGCCTTTAAGGCAGCTGGCGTTGATCCTGATATTGCTGTTAACTTACCAATAGAAAGACAGTACCAAATACTACAAAAAATGTTTGTGGATCAGTTTGGTATGAAACAAGTTACTAAATCTTCAGACAAAAATACTAAAGATGCAGTAGATCAATTACTTACTGGTTTTCATAATTTATCAGCTTTAGCTAATTTCTTTGGATTGCCATATAAGGCTATTGGTTTGGAGGGAACTCTTACATTTGATATGGTCGGCGATTTAAGAAATGCTTACGGATCATATAGTCCAGGTTCTAAAACAATTACTATACCAAGAAGAGTAAACAGTTTTGCCCATGAGTGGTTTCATGCGTTAGATCATTATATTTTTGAAAAGTTTGGCGTGCTTACAGAAGAAGATATTTTCCGTGGCACTCTTATGAGTAAAGCCATAAGAAAAGAGGGAACAAAAGCAATATTACCTGATGCACCTAAAAATTTAAAAGAGGCTTACACACAATTAGTAAGAGCAATGTTTCAGGATAAAGCAGCAGAGGCACAAAAACTTATAGAGATAGACAATGAAATATCAAGAATATCAAAAAAGAAACCTGATGCTAAAAAAATTCAAGAACTGCAAAAAAGAAAAGAAAACATCATTGGTGGTAAAGCGTCAAGTAGAACAATCGATAAAACACAATTTAGAAAAGACGCAGAGTTTTTTGCACCTATATATGGTCAAGATGTAAAATATTGGGCATCGCCACACGAAATGTTTGCAAGAGTAGGAGAGGCGTTTACTACATACAAAATGAACCTTGCTAAGATGGACGCAGATTTTCTATCTAAAACTAACGAGGGTTATCTTACAACATTAGAGCAGCTTGGCGTAACCAAAGAGGGATTACAAAATTCTGCTAATGTAGCTAAAATTTTAGACTCAAGAATGGCATTAACATTTCCAAAAGAACAAGAGCGTATGGAAATATTTGGCGCAATGCAAAATCTTATTGATGCAATATCACAAGACACAGCATTAGGTCTTGGAGAAAAAGGCAAAACACTATCTGAAGAAACAAGAATAGACGTAAGAAAGTTATACGAAATACCAAAAGAAAGATCTGAAAGCCTTATACAAGAGCAAATGCGTGTTATGAATGAGGCGAAGTTATTTAACAATAGGCAAAAAGATAGACAAAAAGAATTAAACAAAGAAATAACACAAAAGAAACTGAGGACAAGATTATACGAAACTATTGAAGATGCTTTTTTTGGACAGTTTTTTTATCAAAAACAAGGCGTTCTTAAATCAATAATTAAAAGATACCCACGGAACAGACAAATGCAATATCTGTTTCAAAACTTAGGAACGCAAGCTGGTGGTAAGCTGCAATCAAAAGTGCCAGGAGATAACTTTGCAAACGCCACAGTAAGACAAGCTAGATTATTTTCATTTCAATTAACCAGTATTATAGAACGTAACAAAATAAATGAAATGAGTGCAGACGATAGAAAGCTGTTAAGAATGATCTTGACTAGTCAAGATACGTTTGACTCAGCATCTCCACAAGTAAAAAAAGCAGCTGGACAATTGCGTGGATTATTAAATGGAATTTACGAATACATAAGAAACTCAGGCTTAAATATTGGCTATGCCGAGTCTGGCTATATGCAAAGAGTTTTAGATATGGAAATGGTAAACTCAAGGCCATTTAAGTTTCAAAAGCAAGCAGCCAAAGCATATGAAGTAATTTTTGTAAATGAAGTTGGTAATTTAGATCCAACGAATGAAAAACAAATGCTTGCCGTTGTAAAATTTATACAAGAATCAAGGCTGGGTATTACAAGCAAAGAAGAGTTTATAGATTTTGTAACTTCAAAACAATTCCGTGCCATTGTAGATAATATGGCTACAATCAAAAGACTAAAGAAAAAAGAAAAAGATACTAGTTTAGACGACAAAGAACAAAAAGAACTAGAAAAAGCAGAAGAAAATTTAGAAAAAGCAATTTCTGATATATCTGAAATGTATGAAACTTTTTACGCAGATATGAAATTTGCGTATGGAGATGTATCAGCTACTAATTGGAAAAATACTTTATACGAAAAGCAAGTTGGAGTTGCGTTAGACGCACCACCTACAAGTAACTTTACTAAGAAACGTACATTGCCACCTGAAACTGATGCTTTATTAGATGAGTTTTATGTAAGTGATCCAGTAGAAAACATTATTAGCTACATAATGGGAGCAACAAGGCGTGCAGAATATAATAGACGTTTTGGCGCACAAAAGATTCCAATAGAAGATTCAGAGGGCAAAGTGCCAAAAGGCAGATACAACGATTACCTTGATTACCTTATGCAAAGAGGTTTTAACAATGAGGGCGTAGCAGTAAAAGACGCTACATTATTTGCTGAAACAGTTAATCTTATTACTGGAAAATCAAGAACACCTGGACAAAATGATAGCAAGGCATCTTCTTTTGCACATCATATTGCAGCATTAACGTCTATTACTTTATTAGTAAGAGCGCCGATAGCATCACTTGCTGAACCATTTACAGCTGCCATTACTTCAGGAAGTGTAAAAAAGGGTTTTTCATCTTTCCTTACAACAATGCAAGAACTACCTAAAATTAGAAAAATGGGAGGTAATGCAGAGGATATAAGACTCAGACAACAATTTGCAAGAATACTTGGTGTTATCGATGATCCTGAAGTTGGCGACATAATGACAAACAGAATTGGTGGTACGTTTGCGAATAACCAAAAGCTTAATCGTATGATGCAACAATTCTTTTACAAGACAAAGCTAACTGGATTAACAAATGCACAACGTAGAACTGCGTCAAAGATTGGCTTTCAGTATATAAGTGAAATGGCACACGAATATAAAAATCCAATTAATGAACGCAGAAAACTTGTAGCGCAAAAAGTTTTAAATGATTTTGGTGTATCTAATTCTGTTATGGATCAATTTACTGATTATGTAACTAGCTTTAATGATTTTAAAGTTAGTCCGATAAGAAAAAAATCACAGATAAAAGGTAAAACAAAACTGCCAGCTAACGAAGATATTATGTACGATAGTGGCGAATATTCTGATATGGGATTGCAATTAGCTGTATCTATAATGAGATTTGCAGACCAAACTGTGCAAGATCCACGCATAGCTGATAGACCAAAATGGGCAGAAAACCCATTAGGAAGAATTGTTTATGGTATTACGTCATTTATTTATTCTTTTCAGGATAAAGTATTAAAAGGCATGGCAAGAAAAGTAGGGCGTGAATATGGAGTGTCCAGAGAGCTTGGTGCGTCAAAAACAAAAGCAACATTAGATGCAACTACATATGTTGGAGCAACAATAGCACCTACATTAGCTACATTGTTTGCTGGTCATTTAGTTTTTTCGACTGTAAGAGAGTTAATTTTTAATCAGGATCGTTGGGATCGTGAATGGGAAGAAAGCAAAAATGATCCAGTAACTTTTGCCACAAATTATTTATTACCTTTGGCTTTTGCTAGATCAGGTTTTACTGGTGCGTTTGATCCGTTCTATCAAATGATTACTGGCCTTAAATATAGAAGAGATATTGCAAATACGCTTACTGGTACTGCTGGATATATATTACAGAACTTAGAAAGCATTATTGAATACTTTATAAACAATAGCGAAAACACGCTATCAAACGAATATAACGCTCTTAAAGGATTATGGAACTTAACAGTTAATCCAATTTTATCAGCTTTATATGCAATTGCTCCAATGTCGCCACCAACTGCGTTGGGTGGAGCACCAGCATTAATGTATCTAACGTCAGAAGATTTTAAGAATGCAAGAGTCAATGACATTCTTGAATTGTTTTACGGCGAAAGATACAAGCCAGGCAAGCGTGGCAGACCTAAAAAATCACTTAAACTAGGGAGCGATTAAATGAGCCTATACGAAAATATTAATAAGAGAAAGCGAAGTGGAACTTCTCGTTCAAAAAAGAACAGCACAATCACTAAGGAAGCTTATGCAAATATGCAAGCTGGCTTTCCTAATAGTAAAAAGAACAAAAAGAAATCAAGAACTGCTAAAGCAATGGGGTACTAATTATGCCAGGATATATGAAACCTAAAATGCCGTCTAAACTTAAAGGCAAACAAAAAGAGTTAGACCTAAATAAAAACAACAGACTAGATACAGAAGATTTTGCTATGCTTAGGATTAAAAAGAAAGGCAAAAAGTCTAGGACTGCTAAAGCTATGGGTCTTGCTTAATGGTAGCTAGAAAGTATCAGAGTGAATCAGGTGGACTCAATGATGCTGGTCGTAAAAAGTTTGGTGTAAAAGCACCCATCTCTTCAGGCACAAATCCCAGACGCATAAGTTATGCTGCAAGGTTTGGCGCAATGGACGCTCCCATGAAAGATGATAAAGGTAGGCCAACTCGTTATGCTTTAACTCTAAAGAAATGGGGTTTTAGTAGTGCAGCAGAGGCAAGGGCATTTGCAAGAAAGCATAAAAAGAAAAGCAAAATTGCAAAAACTATGACTGCTTAACAACCCAAGTAACAACCCAAGTCGGCGTGTTGATTTGCTCTACATACATTGTTTTTATTGAATAAATTGCTACGCTTAATTAGTTCAGAGCGCACCATAATTGAATCTGTTGAAAGCTATATCAGACAACATTCTGCATATTTTCTAACAAATTTTGAGTGGACTGTAGAGGACTGTAGAGGACATCAACAACCCAAGTTGGGTTATTAACCCAAGTTTTAGGGGGTTAACAACACAACTATTTTTGTCGATTTATAGCTGATCTGAGGTAATCAGGACTAAGATGCAAATAATTTTTTTTAATTGTTTCTACAGTATCTCCTAAAAAATCTGCTATTTGCTCCATTGCTACACCATCTTCAGCTGCTCTTGTTGCCCAAGTATGACGAAATGTATGTGGCGTTACTCCCTTAATACCTAGCAATCCATTAACTCTATCAATACCTGATAAAACATCTGCTTTATGCTCTAGTACATAATCATTAATTTTTTGTTCGTATAATTGATTTAAAAATTTAATTAAAATATCAGACATTGGTACAGTAGGGCGTTTCTTTTGATGTTGTTGCCGTTGTCCTGGTGGTAAGAAATTAATAATACCTTTAGCAAAATTAATCATAGACCATTGTAAATCTATAATTGCACCTTTTCTTGCTCCAGTTTCAATAGCTAAAACTAAAAACGTTTGTATTCTGTGTGTTCTGTTTGAACGTTTTACGCCAAGGCCATTGTAATTAGCGTTAAATGCAAAATCTATGTACTTGTCTTGCTCTTCTTTTGTAACAACACGATCCCTTGGAGGCGAGTTTGGTGGTATATCTAAATACGGAACAATCTCAGACGATATACGTCTTTGTTTCGGCTCTACTTTTTTAATCATAAAATTAAATACTGCACGCAATTCAGATAGTTCTAATCGTATAGTTGAGTCAGCTGCTTTTGAATTGCCAAGCAATCCATCTTTTCTTTTCTTATAATATATATGTGAGTCTTGCCTTGTTATTTCGCTAACTGTCATTTCTCCAAAATAAGAATTTATATTTTTAACCATAGATCTAAACCTGGTTTGCACGCCGTCAGTAAATGTAATTACTTGTTGCTCAAACCATAAATCAATACAGTCTTTTACTTTTGGATCAGTAGTGTTTAAAGATATATATTCTTTTTGGCGTTGTTCAAGCCAGCCTAAAAACCTCGTTTCAGCCTCAAGGCGATCTTTTGTCCGTAGGCTCTGTCTATGGTTTCTTCCTTTTTCAGAGAACAAAACGTAGTAAACTCCGAATTTGTTTTCCTTGTTAGATAATCTAGGGGGTAAGCCTCTAGTAACTTTCGTTTTATCAGCCATTCAATGTCGCTCCTTTTTATTCTTACGCTTTTTCCTATGTTAACTGTGGGCAGTAAACCTCTTTGTCTTAATCTGTAGATCGTTTTTACCGACACATTAAGCAAAGCAGAAGCTTGGCTTTGTGTAACCAAGCTATCTTTTTTAGTCATCTGAATTAATTATCCCCATAATCTTAACTGCCTTTTCCTTAGGTAGCTTTATATTTAGCCTTACCCACATAAAGTTTTTATCGCCAGGCATCGCTCTAAAGTTTTGTTCAGGCATCTCTTCTTCTACGGCAGCTGCCTCATAATTTGGATATAACTCACTAGGCTCTATACCAAATACATCAGCAATTTTTTTAAGGCTTTTCGGCGATGGTACGTTTATTGCCCTTACATATTGTGATATTGAATCTCTGCCAAGGCCAGCTTTGCTAGCTAAATCACTTTGGTTCATATCTTTTTCTTGCAGTAAAGCATATAAGCGTTTTGCAAATTCTTGTTTCCTGATTGATCTGACACTTAAATCAACATCAGTAGCAACGCCACTAATAGGCGATCTCCCACTTGCTTGTTTCAATTTTTTCTCCATTACAAAATTACAGTTTTAAGATTTCCTCATAACAATGTAACTGGTGGTGCTTGTTGATTATCAGTCCAACCATTAAGAGAATTTAGCCTATTCGTATGTTCCAGTTTTTTATATTTAAGTTTTAAACATCTTGGTTTTCTTTTATTAGTTCTTGAATACATTTTGCTCCCTTAGATTATTTTATTCTCGTGATGCAAGCTACAACACGAGTCCTCTCTATTTGTTGTTAATGTATATCGACAAATACTACACATCAGAAATTATGTCTAGCTAAATAAATTCCGTAAAGAAAAAATTTACGTTTTTTTAAAAAAAGTTATTTACTTGCGACTCATTCTCATGTTAAGTGTTGAATATAACAATCTACAAAATCAATAAAATGGTAATTATTAATGAACGTTAGCCTAAATACAAAAAAGATAGTTAAAGAATTTGGGGGAATGACGAAGTGCTGCAAAGCACTAACGCAGAACGGCAATCCCATAACGTTAGGTGCAGTTGATAAGTGGCGTAGACGTAACGCAATGAATCTAAAATCTCTACTTATGCTAGCAGTTATTGCTAAAGAAAGTAATAAAAGGTTTGATTTGTACGATTACATATTAACGGAACAAGACAATGAACAAAAAAAATAAAATTATAGAAATACATGTTGATAAGTTTTCAAAAGAACAAATGGCTGATATTGAATATTGCAGATCGGTGTTTTCTCAATATGAAAATAACATGGAACAAAATTTTGATAATGAAGATGTGCAAAATGCTTATGTTTTACTGCAAAGAATTAGAATTTTGACAAAAGATAAAAACCCATCTGTTCATCAAGCAGCTTTATCTGCAATGGCGATATACGGAAATTATTTATATGGACAAACCGATACTGCAATAAAATGGCGACTGCAATCTTTCAATCACAATGCAGAAGTTTTTAAATTAATAGATGGTGAAACTTAAAAATGATTATTTGGGGAATAGATGTTGGTATAAATGGTGCGTTGACAATGTTTGACGTTGAGAACGGCGTTCTTGATATACACGATATGCCGATTGTTGAACGCAATGGCAAGAAAGTTGTGTCAGGACATTTGGTCAGCAACATACTTAAAACCCAGTTTGGCAAAGTATATATAGAAAGAGTAGGGGCAAGACCAGGACAAGGCGTGTCGTCAATGTTTAGCTTTGGTAGATCAGCTGGTATTGTCGAGGGCGTGGCTATTGCATTAGATATGCCTATTAACCTTGTTACACCACAAACTTGGCAGCGAAAATGTGGAGTGCAGCATGGTAAAGACGCAAGCCGTAGCCGTGCTATGGAAGTATTCCCAGCATACTCACAAAGCTTTGCAAGAAAATCAGATGACGGAAGAGCAGACTCTGCTTTAATTGCCTACTATGGCGTTACTTATGGAGAAAATGTTGAAAGCTACGACCAACAAAAATAGAAATGGGTTTGAAATACATGGCATAGACCATCTTTCTGCATCAAGTGTAAACAAAGCTAGAGAAGCTTTTGATGTATGGCTGGTGGATAAGCTGGGTGGAGCAAAGTTTCCTACAAATTTTGCAATGTGGCAAGGCAAAGCCGTTGAATTAGGTGTTGACCAAAACGTTTATTCAGGCAAAGAAATAGATTTTTGTATTAGATCAGCATTAGATTATTTCTCAAAGCATACAAACTTGTTACCTAATTATGCAGAAGAGTATGCAAAGAGAGAGCCTATTATAAAAAGAATGGTGCAAACTGGCATACAACAATTAAGAACAATTGGCGTACCAAAGCAACCAACACTAGGCGAGCAACACAAAATAGAAATACCAGTTAGATTTGCCGAGGGCGATCTTGGCACAATACCAGTTATAGGATTTTTAGATTACTGGTTTCCTGAAGAAAATATTATTGTTGATTTAAAAACTACGGCTAAAGCACCAAGTAAATGGACGCTATCACACGCAATACAAGCGTCTTTGTATAAAAAAGCTATGGAAAAAGAAACTGGTAAACCAGTTAAAGTGCTCTTTTTATATGTTTTAAGCAGACAAAAAGATCCTTTTGTTTGGCTGGAATTAGATGATCCAACGTCATATCTAAAATCATTTAAAAGAACAGTCATGCAAATGGAAGCTTTTTTGTCCGATTATGACGATCTTGAATCCATGTTGAAAAGAGCACCACACAATCCTGATAGCTTTTATTGGAATGGTGCAGAAGATGTCCTCCAGCAATACTACCCATAATGAAACAAATGATGAATTGCAGAATGATTTTATTGAAAAAGATTATCACGAAGTTGAAAAGACTCCGTGGGAAAAACTATGGTTTGGCGTGCTTATGCAACAATTTAAAGACGCAGAGGGTCTTGATAGTACACGACCTGAAATTCGTAACAACGCAAAAAGAGCAATCAATTGGCTTTACAACGATAGCCAAGATTTTAATGACGTTTGTATTTTGGCTGGGTTTGATCCCAGCTACACGAAATTGCGAGTTCAACGATGGTTGAAAGTGCAATATCCCCATCTACTCCGAGATGGCTGGTTCGTTCCACCAGATATGGGAACGCTAAAAAGGCGAAAATAAGGAGATTGAAATGCCATTAGAAACTTTAAACTCAGGTGGTGGAGCAGCGTTTATACGTTTCTCTGCTGAATTAGACCAATGGTCAAGGTCAAGTCAATCAGGCGATCTAGTTGATATTGAATGGAATAGTCCAGTAATTGTGGACATTGAAAATATACAATTAGGCTGGCTAAAATTAGCTGGTGGGCGTGATTGGATTATATGGCCAAACAATGACGTAAAACTTGCACAAACTTTAAAGCCAAGCGAAGAATATAAACAAGGCTTTAATGTTAGGTTTTACTCAACAAAGCTATTTGATGACGAACCAATAAGAGAATTGTCAGCAAATGGCGTAGGTATATTTAGCTTTGTCAAAGCAGTATATGATGCTTGCGAAAAAGATTTTGGTAAAGGACAAGTGCCAGCTATCAAGATTACAAAGAGCACGCCAACTCGTATTGGTAAAGGCAGCACTAAAATACCTAACTTTGAAATTGTTAAATGGGTTGATAGACCAGCTGAATTGGACGGCGAAGAAACTCTTGGCGATCCAAGACCAGCTGAATTGACACCAGCACCAGCGAAAGAGAATGTCTTTGCTGATGACGAAATTTGACAATCAGTTATCCACAAAATTAGATTGGGCAAAGTTTTGGAGCAATAAAGGTTTTAGCGTTGTTCCAGTACACTATGTCCGATCTGATGGTAGTTGCTCATGTCCGTTAGGGCATGACTGCCCATCTCCAGGAAAACACCCAGCGCCAAAAAGCTGGGGTGTTTTTCAAGAGAAGTGTGCAGACGAATATACTTTGGAAATGTGGTTTAATGGACGATATAAAGATTATAACTTAGGCGTTGTTACTGGCAAAGTATCAGGCAATATATTTGCCGTTGATGTAGATACTAATGAGGGCAAACTTGGTAACGATAGCTTAATGGATTTATGTATGGCAAACGATGATTTGCCTGAAACGTTAGAGCAGCTTACTGGTGGTGGTGGCAGACATTACCTATTTAAAGCACCACAAGATAAAACAATTATTACTGGAAAGAATACTCTTGGATCAGGAATAGATACAAGGGGAGAGGGTGGATTTATAGTCGTTGCTCCCAGCAATCATAAATCAGGAAATAAATATAAAGTAACGCATCACTCGGATATGGAGCAAAGTCCACAATGGCTTGTTAATATGCTGGACGCACCAACATACACTCCTGATGCAATGCAAAACGGCGAACAAAATATGTGGGGCGAGCATATTGATGGCCGTGAGGGTTACATGGTTAAATTGATTCTTGGAACAATTAGATCATGGTGGGGTCAAAAAGGTATATTGCCTACAGTAGACCAGCTGGTAGAGGAAAGCTGGCCAATATATGAAAGCAAAGTTAGAGCAAGAGGCGAATCTCTGGACAACGATAAGCGTGGCCTCGATCTATTTAAACGAAGATCTAAGTATCAACTATACCGAGCAAGAAAGAATGAACTTAAAATCTTGCATAATGTTGTAGCTGGATCAGAAAAACACTTGGAAAAAATCAGGAATCCTTTAAACCAAGTGTCGGAGGAGGGTAGTGTCTTGGTCGCTCCTGATGCTACTCCTCCTCTGCTTATTACAGATTGGGGAATGCACCGATACGCTGGCAAAGCACCTGAACAAGAATGGCTTATAGATAATATACTGCCAAGGCGTGTTCCTGGACTAATTGCTGCAATCGGTGGTCTTGGTAAATCATATATATTATTGGATCTATGCTTAAAAGTAGCTGGTGGCGATCAGACAATGCACACAGAAACTGCATTTGGTGGCAACGTTTCTCATAATGGGAAAGTGGTATTCTTTGGCGCTGAAGATTCAGCGTCATCTATTCATAGACGTATCGAGGGTATCAGCAATCCGACATTGCGAGATAGAGCAGAAAATAATCTGTTTATCGTGCCTATGCCTGATGCTGGTGGCACAAATGCTTTTATTGGTCAGTACCAAGGGCAATACTCGTTTACGGCGTTCTATCAAAACATTAAGCAGCAATTACTTGAATTTGGAGAAGTTGCACTTGTCGTTATAGATCCATTACAAGCGTTTGCTCACGCAGATATAAATACCGATCCAGCAGCTGCTCAATATTGGTGGTCGCTTATGTCAGAGTTATGCGTTGCTATAAATGGCAATGTTCTTGTTGCGCATCATATGCGTAAAGACGGCACATTTGCGATTAAGAAATCAATGCAAGCAAGAGAAGCTATTCGTGGCACAACGGCACTCGTAGACGGCGCTAGATGGGTATATGGATTGTGGAATATGCCAGAGGGCGATGAAATAGTCGTGGCTCAAAAGATGGGATTCGATGCTGGGCAAGGTACTTGCGTTTGTGGAGGGATTGTTAAGGTAAACGATCAAGCCGATATGTCTACACATACGTTTGTTAGAGAAGAGGGAGGCTTGCTTGTCGATAGATCAGGAGAAATCGATGCTATATTAGAAGCATCTGCAAAGCTGGATCGTGG